ACAGGAACTCTTCTTCTTAGTCGAGAAGGATAGGCTAGGTCATAATCTGCATTTGTCAAAGAGCCTCTTACTCTTCCATAGCTTCCGTTATCTTCAGAAGTATAAAGCAAGTCATAAGCCTTTTGAGCACCTGCAATATCTGAAGTGATAAGCGCTCTTCTTGAGTCTCCCCAATCTTGATAAAAGTTTATCCGCTCACCAGGTGCGACCAATGGAAGCAACTTATTTACAAAGTGCCTATAGTCATCTACTTGGTCAAGAAGAGCATCAAGATCAAAAGTTAAAACTGAAGTTACATAAGACCCGATGAAGTTAGAGACATAACCGCCGCCAATCTTCCTTCTATTCTGTCCTACGTTATTCACTCTTAAATGAAGGGATTGATAAGGCCTTGATGGAATCAACACACTATGATTCTTATGAGTTGATGTGAGTCTTTCATGAGTACCGTCCACCACTGGTGACTCTTCACCTGTAAAACCTAATAGATTTCTTATAGTGCTCGAACTCCAAGTGATAGCGCCCTCACTTGTCTCATATCTGCATTGAGTATAACCATCATCAGTGATTGACCAATTAATATTTGTTGAGCCTTGAGCGGTATTATCAAGCGCTTGCAATGATGAAAGACTAAAGTCATCACTGTCACCTTGACTCTCTGTTCTCATAAAAGTGGTCACGTCTTGAACATCACTTTTAATCGTTGGGAAGTTAAACGTTAAAGCTCCGACTGTCTCATCTATTCTATATGTAACATCATCAAGATCTATGAGGCCTCTTGTCCAATCATTTGGAGCGGTAGCTATATAATCCGAACCGACAAAAGAAGCGCCAACGGCTGATGAACCAAAACCAAGAGCATCATTTGAGCCTGTTAAGGTGACCTCAAAGTCAACGCTTGAAGTAATCTGTACTTTATCATTTTCATTGATCGTTATTGACCAGCTTGAGATACTTCCAAATGTGGCGCTTGTCATTAGTTGACCGCTCCCATAGAGAGCAGATGAAGAGCCACGTCCATTCAAGAAGAATAGAGTGTCCTCATATAGACCTTGACCGCTGGCATATGTTGGCAAGGCTACACTTGCACCGCCTGATCTTGAGAATACAGTCACACCGCTTTGGCCTGTCATGTCCCAAGCTGTGAGCAATCCAAATTGTGGAGCGGGATTATTTAAAGGCATCAGAAAGACCTCCTTGGAGCGCCACGTCTGCGAGTATTTTGGAGCGTTGTGATTCTGTCAGCCATAGCTTGCTCGGCTGCTCTTTGTGTATCGTATATAACAGCGCCACCGAAGTTGATATTGAAAACCATTGAGCTAGTCTCTGCTTCTTCACGCTGTGGACTTGGTGCAGTTTGTGGACTTCCAAGGGGTGATAATGCACCGCCACCGCCGCCACCTCGGCCCGCTCTTGATATGGCAGTATTAGCGCTATTTGTCAGACCTGCACCCGCCGCACCTGCTAAAGCGGCCGCACCTGCAAAGACACCAGCGGCCGCAAAGTGATTGCCCGCCAAAACTGGCGCTGTAAATAAGGTACTAATCCCTTTAGCGGTTTCCATCATCGATTCAACAGCGGCCTCTTGGCCAAGGCCCTTCAAGATCTGCCCAAACATTAAAGGCATGGCTTGAGATTGTTGAGCCCTAATCTGTTGACGTTGTGTCTCATAGTCCCTAGTTATGTTTGTGATCTCTTCTTCTTTTTGCCTGACTAGTTGAATGTCATTTGAAGCTTGAGCGTTGATCATCTCTTCTCTTGCTCTACCAACATTCTCTTCAAGACTATACTTCAACTCTTCAAACTGAAGATCGAATTGACCCGCATCAACTAAGCTTTGATAGATTGCGCTTGTGCTAGTCTTGGCCAGGTCTTCAGCCATCCCCTTCATCTTTTCAATGCTCGCATTAAGCGACTGATCTAAGATGTCTTGACGTTCAAGCGCTTGTCTACGTTGAAGCTCAGTGATTTGCTCTTGAGTATACTCCGCCAACCCAAATTCTTTTTGATAGCGTATATCGAGCAAAGCGAGTTCTCTAGTCGTTTGATCTTCTATTCTTTGAGCGTCAAACGCCATTGTTGACTCGATGAAGCTTTGGCGCTGGTCAGCTAAAGCGGCCTCTTGATCTAGTCTAGCTTGATTAGCTTCAAGTTGGTTTTGTATTCCCTCTTGTTCTTTCTCTTTTATAATTCGAGTTTTAGAATTTTCATATCTCATCAAAGCGATGGTTTTAAGATTAGTATTCTTCTTAGCAAGCTTAGTCTCATCTTCGTATCTGAGCTTTAAGATCTCTAGTTCAGATTTTCCATCGATGGCAAAGCGCTCAAGTTGAAGCGCTCTAATTGCTCTAAGTTCGTTTTGAAGTTTGACTTCCTTAGCTTTTCTAATCGCTCGATACTTGGCCGCTCTTGCAGTTGCTGCCGCTTGCGCCTTGGCTTGTTCAGCCGCTTCTTTCTTTCGGCCTTCTTCCTTAACGTCTGCAATTGCTTTATTGGCTGCCGCTGTGATGAGAACTTCTTGCGGTATTGCCTCCAGAAGCGTTTGAAGTTCAGCATCTTGTTTAGCTAAGTATCCTGACTTCTCTTTATTCCGCTCAAGCTCAAGGTCAAAGAGTGCTCTAAGTTCCTTTTGTTCAACCTCATATATTTTAGCGGCCTGCTCACTAGCGCCTGTCTGTTTATCCATTAACAAAAGAGAGTCTAATTTAGTTTTATTCTCTTTGATCCTTGCCTGTCTAGCTTCGTTAGATCGTTCTTCAAACTCTTGTTCTGACTTTGCAGACTGTGCGATCATGCGAAGCTCTTCAATTTGCTCTTCTTTGTATTCTGCAAACTGTGCTCTTAAAGCTTCTCTTTGTTTTGTCAACGCTTGTTGATGCCTCATAATACTTCGGCCAAGCTCTTGATTTTGCGCTAGTGTTCTTTCAGTTCCATCTCTTGATTTCTTCTGTAGTTTTGTGAGCGCTGTCAGTGCCTTGTGATACTTATCAACCGCTGGCGTGACACCTTTCTCCATAGCTTGCTGAAGGCGTTCTTTTGCATATTGCGCTTCAATAGTTGCAATAGTAAAAGCATTTAACTCTTTAGCTGTTGGAATAATCCCCTTCTCAGCGAGCGCTTCAAGCTTGCTTTGAAGATCACCAGCGGCGGCGGTCATTGCCTCTTCTGAACGTTCAGCTTCTTCAGCCGCTCCCGATATTAAAAGATAGGTTTCATAGAGCGCATAGCCTGCCGCCACTACTGCCGCTATTGGCCCAAGCATGGATAACCATGCTGTCTTGCCCGCTGTCCCTGTAGTTGCAAAGACCGCTCCTAGTCCCTTGACTGAACCAACAACGGCGGTGACATTGCCTGTCAGCTGCCCAAGACCTTCACCTAGTTTAGAGTTATCTTTACTAAAGCGCTCGGCAATTGCTGAAGATGTCTCTCCAAGAGTTTCAAAACCTTCAACGGCATCCTCAGAGTTTAAGACGACATCAATCTCGATTTGGTTATCAGCCATTCTTTGCCTCTTTCATTGCTCGCTCTTGCGCTCTATATTGCGCTTCTTCTGTTTGAGAGTGTATCACATCAACGGCCTCAAGTAAGGCGCAGGATGGAGAAGGGTAGGTATCGCTTATCTTTGCCAAGCCTGCCCTATGTCGATGATACGCTTGAACTATGCTTGCTAGTTTATTCGATGAAGCGACAGGACAAGATCTAATCTTATAATCAGAGTACGCTTCTCCACAATCTGGCGCTACTCGATAACCTGGTACATATAAACCTTGATCATCCTCTTGAACTTGTGGAAGACCACGAATAAAAGCCCCGCCACAATTGCCTCTTAAACGTCTAAGTCCTTGTTTAGCTTGGCACTGTTCACACGACCAAGCGCGCCCTCTTGAGTGACTAAGCCAAACAGAAGACGCGAGTGCTATTTTCCCTCAATGCCCAAAAGGCTTATCCGTTGGATATGCATAACTAGCTCACTAATCGCTTGAACCCTAAAAGAGTCGGGCCTAATATTATTAACAGTGTCAACAGTGGCCTCTTCACCATTGATCATAGTCAAGCTTGAACTCACCATCTCAAGATAAACTCTTGATAGATAAGCTTGATAATCACTCATCGCTTGACGCTCATCATCTGTTAAAGCGTGATGCCATCGTGCTCGCTCTTTAGTTTCACTTGGTGCTTCAACCCAAAGGAGTCTTCCGAGTTCGCTTCTTGTATATGCTCCCGCTTTGACTTCTGCCTCCTCACGCTCGGAGGGTGACAATGCTTTAAGTTTGAACCTAGTTGCATCAACACCAATCTCACCAAGGTCATCAAGATCACCACTTGAAAGATATTGAGTTCTCTCTTTATCAGTCGCTTTGATTGACGTGTCACAGGTGATTACCACTTCTAAAAATAGTTCAGATGATGTGAGGAAGTTTAAAGCCATTTCAGATTCCTAAGCCAATTCTAAAGGGAGAGTTACCAGCGTTTGCTTCATAAGCTAGTGTTGAGAAGTCACCAGCGTATCGTGATTGCTGATAGGTCAATTGCTGTCTTACAATATCATTACCACTCACATCATACACGTTAGGATCAACGGTTAACATACCAGCGGGCAACATAATTGCACAACCTTGACCATCTCCTTGAGGGCCTGTCCCAACTAAGACTTGGCGAACTAAGCGATTAAAGAAGTCATCTTTAATGGTAGTGTTAACAGTCGAAAGAGTCAGGCTCAACTCTACACTCACATCACTAATCTCCATTCCCGACATGGCAAGAATAGAGTTTGAATGGCTTAACGGTGTGAGCGTGTTAGTGTATGTCAAACTAAAGTCTTCAGCATCAAGATCGATTCGGCCAAGTGCATCAGCTGAAGTTGCATTTGTTAAGCTTGATGGAGCGGTTGAACTAACCACGACATAAGCACCTCTAAACAATGGAGCTGCTCCGCTATTGTAGGCGGGCTCAACTGGCCCTGTTGCGCTTGCGTGATCATCGGTAATATAAGCCGCTTGATAAGTGAACTCTGCCATCAATCGACCATTATCTAGGGTGATATTCATAGACTCAAGAACGCAACCATAGGCCATAGTTAGAAAGTCAACTCCTTCAATCCTAAAAGCAACGGAACTCTCAAAGTCACCTGTTGAAGTTCGACTTGGAGTGTACCAAGTTTGAAGGCCTCTTACTGCTGTGTAACCAGTAGCGCTTAAGGCTGGCGACATCTTAACATCACCACCGTCATCATTGTCAGTCATTGCGCTGTATTCAGCTCGACCGTTGAGCGTTGTACTTATCAAAGTCCCAATGTCAGCAATGGCGGGCCCGCTTGCTGGAGTGTATGAATTAACATTGACCGCTGTGACTGTATCACTGGCCACACTTGGAATCTTGGTTTTGAAGCCAGCTCCAAGAAGACGACCAAGATAGTTGGCTGAATAATCAGCGCTTGCAGATCCAACGGTGGTTAAGTCAACTCGACAAACGATTTGACCTGTACGTCTTCTCACTCGACTTCCACCACTCCAAACAGTATCGGGCTCACTTGGTACAAAGTAAGAGCCGTCTCTTGCATCATTGCGCTCGCTCACAATAGGTTCGCCAGCGATGACAATGGGGTCACGCTCGCAAGGGATAGAAGTGAAAGACAAACCGCTTTGAGCTGGTAGGCCTGTTGAAGCGTCAAGACTACCAAAGCTTGACTCAGTAGCAATAGAAAGTGATCGATGTGTAACAGCCATTTAAGCCTCCAAATATAAAAGATCAAAGGGAAGGATTAGCACAAAGCCAAGCCTATCGCCTTGAGAATCAAGGATTGATTCAATGCTTGCTTGACCTGGAATCAAGCTTACTATGCCAGTGGTAACTAGCGAATATTGTGGCCCTTTGAGAGTGTTGATAAGATTAGAACAATCTTCATTCATCAAGCGCAAAAGAAAACCATCATCTTGAGGAATATCATATTTCACTCGACAAAGTATCCTTGCTCGCTTGCGACCGCTTAAGCCTGCCATACCATCATCTTGAGCTAGTCCATCAACTCTCAACTCAAAGTAGCGTGTTGAGTTTGGCCGGTCATCAAGTCGGACTGTCAAACCACCGCCACGATTAACAGCGACAAAACCATGGTGAGCGTCTGTCTTTGGCGTGATTCCTTGGACTAAGTCTTCTAAATATTCAAGTGCTTTGAAAGTGCCTTGGCTCATTTGAGTTTATTCCTTAGATCAATCTGAACGCTCTTGACTAGTATATCAATTTCACCTTGGGTGAGTCCTATGAACTCCCGATATTCATTGACCTCATATCCATATTGAGCGTGTTCAGTTAAGCCAATTTTAAAGCCGTTGGCGGTCGCCTCTTTTACTACAAAGTTATTTAGCATATTTCCACTTAGCACCAGGTCAACGCTTGCAGACTCACCACCGCCACCTCTTTTCCTACTCTCTTCTTTATACTGTGCATAACCTTTAGCGTAATAAATGCTTTTCTTAGTTCGAGACTTGCGACCGCCCTTTGGTTTTAATCGAGCGCCTTTAAGCGGTACATAGATGGGACTAGTTGAGTAGTCTTTAAACAGTTGACCATTTGCATCAACGCCTTTGCCGGTTCTAATCTTAATCTGAGCAAGCGTATTGGAGGCAAGGCGAGCGCTATCCTTAGCTGTCCATAAGCTTCTCGGTAGATTAAGTTTAACATTGGCCGCCATCTTAGTGCCTCATGCCTCTCGCTGGAGTGAAGAAAGAATCATTTGAGCTCTTGCTATAAGTTCTCCAACTCGCTCGAAAGTCGCGACTTGATCCGCCAATCTTGCTCAAGTTCTCCTCTCCTGCATCAACTATGCCATCACCATCCAAGTCCAAAGCGACTCCTGACAAAGCACTATCAAGAAGCTCATGACAACGGTTTCTCATAGTGTCAGCTGTATCAAGCTGAAGACTTAACTCATAGATTCTAGCGGCTGCACAATACATATGAGCAAGCTTAAAAGTCTCAGCATTAAAGACTTCATCTTCAGTGATACTATTAGCGCTTACTTTGTCTCTAATATATAAAGCGATTTCCTCAAGGCTAGCTTTGATCTGTGCTTTGAAGTCACTTTGTCTTCTTGGAATCATGTCGGCTAGATTGGCAAATGTACCAACTAACTCATCATGATCAAGGCCAGTGTCAAAAGGTCTTGGCGTAACTTTGATTAGGCCCTTCTCTAGCTTGATATGGTTTTGACTTCCAAGATCAGCGGAGAATGTAATTGTGTATGGGTAATATCCATTGACCCCTGTGACTAATACACTTGTGACAGTTGCATAATACATTGAGAATACAAGAGTAGCTGAAGTACTTAAGTCAATCTCTCTCGGTAAAGGCTCTGCCAGTATGGCAGTAGTGCCAACTACTCTTGAGATGGTGACTGAAAACCATGTATCACCATTAGTGACTAAGCTTGCTTTGGCTTGATCTCTATGAAGAGCGGTAGTACTTGCATTAAGTGTCAATGTTCTTCTGTCAGTAGCGATTGAAGAAACTGTCACATCACTTCGGCTTTGAGTCATGGTGACATTATATGCACCCGCTCCGCCTGTTACTTCTAAAGTTGGATCAGCGCTTAGAGGACTTGGTGCACTCCACTCAAACAAATAATCTTGGCCTGTGATTGCTTTTCTCATTTGCGCTTTGCTCCTCTGTTTGCCTTGCTTATGTCTGACTGAGTGGCCTTGGTTAGTTGAGCGGCCTCCATGAATCCTTCAGTCACAGGACTCCAAGAATGTCGACAGTTATAGCCACCGCCTCCAGTGATCACCGCTAATCCTTGCCCATTATTGAGCTTGTTCATTTGCTTTTGATCTACCACTAAGCTTATCAATGCTCGACAGAATGGCCGAGTGATTCCATCTTTTGGGCCTGTGTATAGATAGTGATCAAGGCCCGCCGCCTCGGCTGTCGCTGAGGTGATACCTCTTCCAAATTGAGATATTCTTGTTTTGACTTCGGTGAGCTGTCGGCCTTCTGATCTTTCAAGCCTAGTTTGTAAATTGCTGACTACTATTTCAATAGGTACATCAGCCATCAAGTCTCGAACACCTTGATTGATGCTTTGCTTGACATCAGGCAAGATCACTTCATCAAATACAGCTTGTGCACTAACTGACTGTATAGCATCAAGTTGATTGCCAACTTCACCAAAGTCAAAGTCAGGATCAATCGCTTCAAATGTTCGCTTGACTGTTTGTCTTATTTTATCAGCTTGGTCTATGTACTCATCAACTGCAAGTCCATATCCACTCTCTAAAATAAACTTAACCAACTGCTCATCATCGTAACTTTGGATTGACCAAATGAGTGCAGATTGTGAGGCCGCTTTAATGGTCTTCAATAGTGAAGAGTTAGCGGCTTTAATTGTTTTCTTAAATGCTGTCTCTGCTGAGACTTCAGCTTTAAGTTGGTCACGTCTTGCTCTTGTTAATGTGGCCATAGGCCCGCTTTGAGACTTGGCTTGTCTAGTCAAGTCTTCAATCGCTTCCTTATCAGCGTCTTTCTCAGCTAAGAGAAGAGCTTGGCCACATTGACAATTCATCTTATAGACAGTCTGTGATGATGTAGCCTAGTGTTGAATCAACGGCATGGAATACGTTAATTTCCTCCGCCCATACATATCTTCTTATACCGTCATTAGAGTCCCATTGGCCCGATTCAATTGGCTGATATTGAAGATTAAGAGCCGCCACTGGCATTCCTTTGACATTACCGCTCTTTTGTACAATAGCATCCGATCCATGAAGGATACCCATGAACAAGCTGTCACCTGTCCAAATGTAACTTTCATTAGCGGTCGCACCTGGGACGGCGGTATCTTGTCGAGCTTGTCCAACATAGACATTTGGAATACCAAGAACATCACGAAGCACCTCAAGAACCGCCTCATCATTTAAGATGCGATTACCGCTTGCGATACCTGCCGATGAGCTTCCAACATACCCACGCACCTCGGGATTGCGAGCAAGCTGGCGAAACACTTCACGACCCATCACTAAAGAGTCAGGATTGATACCATGAGCGGCAGCAAAGACCGTATCTTTAAGCTCATGCAAATCAGACAAAGGTTCAGCCCCAGCAACATTCCATTTGCCGCCAAATTCAGCGGTACAATTACTGTCTGAGAAATTAGTTGTCCCAAATAGAAGATCAGCTGCTCGTTTCTCTCGTGCAAGCTTAACCGCTCTTGCGATCTTCTTGGCCATACGAGCCTCTTCACTGCCAGGATATTGACTATCTCGGATGTCTAGCATGGCGATTGCTTCTCGAACACCGTACGGATGAGCCATGTATGTTTGACTTGAGCGATCAAAACCACCAATTGTCACGCGAGAAGCGCCTGGTGCTCTTTGAATGTCAAGGCCTGCCGCCGCTCCTGTAAAGTTTCGTGACTCCTCTAGTAAAAGAGTTCCACTTCTTTGAGGAATCGTGATGTTTTCAAAGACCTTATCAGCGATTAATTGGTTGTCGCTAGGGACTGCCTCGCCTACAAGACTAGTTAAGATTTCGTCTACTGGATGTAGATTGCTATATGATGAAGCCATGGTTTATCTCCTTAAGGTTCTACAACGGTCGGGCCAACAAACATAACCAAGATCTGGTCACCGTCTGCGGCGGTAAATTGATTAGTGTTTGAGATCATGCGACAAACTGCAAAGTCACCAGTTGCAACTGTCTCAACTTTGCCAGTAGTGCCTGTGACAGCTTTTAATCTTGGATCGGTTGCCGCTGTGATTGCACCGCCAGCGATTACTTTACTTAATCCAGCGGTCACAACTTCAACAGCGTCACCCGAAGCAACTGCTCTTTGAGCAATACCCACGCAAGCTTTATCAGTTCCAACAGCTGTAATTTGTACTTTGCCCGCCGCATCTTGGGACACTAGAGCAAACTCAGTGATTGCACCGCCTGCAATGAATGTTTGAATCGTATTATTTAATGGCATGATTATTTCTCCATTGCCTTGGTGTAGTAGTCAGTTTCATTCTTTTGAAAATAGTTTAGAGCTTCTGAGTAAGTGATTGATTTCTCACGAGACATCTCACGAATCTTCTCATCAAGACTGTTCTTATTGATCTCTTCACCGCTTGCGCCATGACCAACTTCGACAAGAGGCACAGCGCTGTTGGCTTGTCTCTCATTGAACATTTGCCAAAACTCAGCTTGAAGATCTTTGAGTTCGTAAGCTTTGCCAGCTACGTTAGTCTCACTTGGTGCAATCTTGCCCTCATTGAGTAGCGTGTTGACTGCATTTGTCTTTTCAATCTCAGCTTTCTCAGCTTCAATCTTAGCGACCTTCTCACGAAGTGCTTGAACTTCATTAAGTAGAATAGAGTCAGTGAGCTTCTCACTAAGCTTCTCAGTCTTGAGCTCTTCTTTCTCTTCTTCTTTGTCTGAGTCGGTCGAGTCTTCGGCCATTGCTTCAGTCTCTTCTTTGTCGTCTGCTTCTGTATTCATGGAAGCCTCAGACTCAAGAGTCATCTCTTGTATTTTCTGCTCAAGTTCTGCCACCATTGCATCTTTTGCGATAAGCATTTGGCGGAGTTCTTCAACAGACATCTCTTCAATGTTATCCATCAAAGTTGTCCTTTCGTTTAAAGTAACCCGCTCGATTTTGTCATGGGACTGAGCAGGTCGGGGGGTAAGTGTAATTGCTAAAAGTTGAGCGGTGCCAATCTTTGATCCGCCATCTCTTGAATAAACCTCGCCATTCAAGAACTCAGGTGAAGACCAAAGAAGACCGCCCGCTGACTTGACCACGTCAAGGCCTCGCTCATTATAAGCTGGAGTCGCATAGAGTCCGTCTTCTCTAATATCAAGATCTACGATCAAGCCAAGAGCATTTCCGGTTTCGGGCGGCGCTGGCGATCCACCTTGAAAAGGACTAGTTGCATGCTGCCAATCGATGATGACAGGATCATTATATTTTCGAGTGTTAAAGACTCTGACCATCTCTTCAAGAAGAGTAGAATCAATCTCATCACCGATATTATCCCCGCTCATTCTTGATGACACTTGACCAAGGGCCAAAGTTTTAAATGACTTACCCACTGTTAGTCCTTCGGGGATGTCATAAGATGGCTCATTAAGTGAAGTAAGTTGAACCGCCTCACCATAGGCCCTAAGACTTTTGATCATAGGCTTTGGTTGTGGTTTTGCCTTTTGCTTCTTGCGCTTAACTCTAATCTTTGCCATTTGCTCGCCTCCTTTTGATAAGTTGTTCAGTCAATGAAGACATAGCGCCACCGCTGCCGATTGAACTAGTCCGCTCAAGTGCTGAACGTTGAGCATCTTCTGGCAGGTCACCCGCTCCAAGCCGTTCTCTTATCGCTCGCTCTAGTTCATCATCAGGGGTAAGTAACCCCGCTTGAACTAGACCAGGTAACATTCCGAGTGACTCAGCTAGATCATCAGTATCAAGACCTGTATGTGTTAGCTTTGGAAGTTTGGATGGATCAACCAAGCCATAGTTCCAACGGATCAAACGGCCTATCGTGCCACCGCCTCTTCTATCAACTCCGCTCACTTGAGTAGCGACAAGGTCACATAGATTGATGGCCGCTCTTCTGAAGACACTAAGATGTATCTCGCCAACGCTTCTTGATCCTGTCTCAGTGTTTCCAAGATCTGCAAACTGAGTCAAGAATGAAGCGGCGATCTGTGAATCTGCGAGCTTAATAATGTCAAGCGGGCCTTGACTATAAAGATATGGAGAAGTCTCATAAGATGAGAACTTCACCGCTGCATTTTCTACAAGATAAGATTGCTCAGCGGCGAGAAAGCTTTGAGCTTGCGCCTCGGCATCATCAACCATAGCGTCGATATCGCCATCACTAAGACCCATTGCCTCCGCTTCACTTCGGTTCACTGTGACTTTTGGAGTAGGTATGGCCCATCGATCAAGACCAACACACATCAAGTTGCTCACTCGCTGTTTAGTTCGCCACCACCACCACACAGGTCTCAACATTCCGACGCCTTCAAAGTTTGAACCTGTCTTGTTGAGTGTTAATAGTAGTAGCTTATTGGCTGGTATTGGTTCGGGAGTGTAAGTTGTGCCCACTGTGTTTTGTATAACACCATCAAGCCGTTGACTGTCTCGGCTCAACCATCGACTATGGGCGCTTGGTTCTCTGTCAGCATAGCTATCAAGCCACACTTTGATTTTGCCTTGGCTGTCAGGCCCTACTTTATAGATCTCTTCAGCGTATCGATAACCCAATGGGATAAACTCGAATAGATAGCAAAGTTGATCTTCCCAAGACATGGTCATCTGTCCGCTATAACCATCGAAACCAAATGCTTCATTTGCATATCGAGCGAGCTCTTCAGCAACAGGATCATTCTCAATGCCAGGCATGAAGCGCCAGCTAGCACTTAATAAAGTTTGTCTCAACATATGCCAAGATCGGCGAACTATTGGATCAGTTCTAAGCATTTCTTCAGCTTCTTCAACCCAATTTAAACCAGTGAGAGAAGCGTTCTTCTCTTTACCTGTGATCACTCCACCGCTTATTTGAGTTCCTGTAATACCCTTGGTGGTGAATCGTGGTGAAAGTGCTCTCATATGTTTAGGAGAACGCTCATATTTGCGGTCTTGATTCATTAAGTGCTCCCTTAATGGTATAGGTGCTCTATAACAATATAAGCACTAAGAAGCAATTTTATCAATAAAAGCTTGTTCAGTATAATTTAACTGTATAGATTACAACGGTCATGCTTGCTCACCAAAATTGTTTCACCGATTTGATTAGCATGATCCCTATCCTGTAAAACATGAGCAAGCATGACAGTTTAATCATATGCCACCTTGGTTTTATACTCCAAGTGTTTCAAAAATGGCTATCCCCTCGGTGGCTTGGAGAGTCTAAGTCAAATAGATATAAGAGTCACGCCATTCTTAATAAGATAAGTTAGGCCTTCTTGATGATCGCCTTTGGCTAATGTTGGACAGTAGACCTTAACAATGCCAGCGTGATGGATAGCTTTAGCGCACATTAAACAAGGATCGCAATTGGTCATGATCCACTTATCAAGTGTTGAGTTGCCTGTCCTGGTGGCATTAAGTATAGCGTTAAGTTCAGCATGATGACAGCCAAGATCATTCTGTGATCCGCTTATAATGTGTTTAGCTTCTCGCTCGCATACATCGCCACCACATAGCTGATCTTTTGAACCTCTTGGTGTCCCATTATATCCTTCACTTATAATAACGTTAGTTGATGGATCAATGATCAATGCTCCCACCTTGCGTCTTGGGCAAGGGGACAGGCTAGCGATTAAGTCACATTGAGCAAGCCTAACTTTAATATGTTTATTCTTGATCATTCAGCTGTTTAAGTATGTCAAACGTGGTTGGATATAGCTTCATCATTATATCTTGGATAGCTAAAGCAACTAGGCGAGTCTCTTCTTGAGCGTGATCAGTGGTACGAAGTCGAAAGAACTTGAGCCAGTTATGGAGGTTACCAGTCATCCAAAATGTGGTGTACATCGCTTGAGGCAAGATGGCTCTCGCTTGTTCTCTTGCCACACCTGTATCAAGTAAACGATTATATAAAGCGAGCGAAGCATTAATGTGTTCAGTCATTCTCTTAAGTGGAACGTCATGGTTTTCAAGTTCGCCATCACTGCATTGTAGATTTTTCTTTGATTGTGCTCTCAGTGTTGAAGGGATAAACGCTTGAAGTTCTTCGCTAGTATATCGCCTTGATACTTCATTATAAGAAAAGGTTCTATGCCTCATAATTTGCGACCTGACAAACAAAGGAACGTGAAGACGAAAGGTGATCACGCTATGCTCGAAAGGACTAGTATGGCCCTCTTTCAGTAAGAACTTAAGTAAACGCTTATCTCTGTCAGTTGGTTCAGTGTGGTCTAAGCTGTCGAGTAGAAAACTAACTCTAGCACTTTCAACCGCTCTTAGGTCATTACCCATATTATCGACCAATAGAACATGACCAATATTATCATCGTATACATTTATTCTCATTAAAAGTTCCTTGCCTTTGATCCGCCAACTTTAACTTTTCTATTACCGCCACCTTGGCGGCGTGGTGTGTACTTCTTATCTACTGCACTATCATTCCAGTTAAAAGTTATGCAGTCATATCGAAGAGCGTCAAGCGGGTCTTCTCGGCCATCCTTCTTGGGCTGCTCTTTGTTATCCCATCCGTAAGAGAGAAGTGCTTTCCTTAAACTATTGCCCGCTGATCTTTCGCCTTTGTCCCATAGCGTCTTGGTGAGTAGATACCGCTTCTCATTAAACGCTCGCTTTAATCTTTGAATACCGTTGAGCACATCAATCTTGACAGGATCAAGAGCATATCTCAAAGGAAGTCCAAGACCTCTTGGTGGGTCTTGTCTCATCACCTTAAAAGTTGAATGGCCTGTTTGATCATTGCGAGCCTTGCCCGCCTTGTCAGCCACTCCAACATCTAGCCATATTCTAGGCCCTGGTGCTTTGTCTCGCTGTGACCTTGGCCAAGCAATGGCGAGTATTAAAGTTGTTAGTTGGTCGGTGGTGACTTCTCTTGGATTGATCTCATGACAAATGATGGAGGCTTCAAGTTGCTCATCATAGCAAATAATCAATACACTCGGTTTTCTGAATCCCCAATCAATAGCGATTCGACCAGTCATGCTCTCTCTATAACTCCAACCATCGATGACATGGCTAGCCTCGGTAAACTCAGAGTAGATCAATCCGCTCGGTGGTTTTGGCTTGTTCATGATCATAGCTTCACGCTCGTCAGGTGGAAGCATCTTAGTCGCCTCAAACCACTCATCAGCGAGATTGTCTTGGTTGACATAACTTGAGAACAAGAGCGGGATTAGTCCTTGCTTCTCTGACATATTGACCCACCACGCATCAACCACTGGCAAGCCAACTAGGATCAAGATTGGACTTGGCCCAGCTCTTAATCGACCAAGAGCTTTGTGAGCTACCTCTTGATTGAGCGTTTGACATTCATCGATCAAGCAGACTCCACTTGTCACATTCAATCCTTCCAGTGGATTGTGAGTCGCTTCTCTTGTGCCTGGTCGATAATACGACCGACACCAAACGCTTGAACCGTTGTTTGTATCAGTCCATCTTTTAAGCGTGTGGTTGTAAGTCCATCCAAGAGGATTCAGCCACTTCTCCATCTCTGGCATTAAAACAGAGTTGTATCTTGGAGTAGTATCAGTGACTAATAGTGACGACGTGCCAGGTCTTGTCTTGCTCAAGAATAAGATGGAGAATACAAGCGCTGAAGTCTTACCGCTACCCCATCCACACCTCGCCGCAATTATCGTATCTCGTCTTGAGATAGCGCTGATGATGTTTAGTTGAAGTTCATTTAGCTTGATGTCAGTCATGATCTATCTTATGTTGATTGAAGTTATCAACGGGTGTCATGTCAGGCCTCCTTTGTTAGCCAGGGCCGACCTCATCACTATCTGCTGTTAGTGATGAGGTTGTTTCATTTT